TGAGACTGAACGGAGGGAAACTGTCGCAGTTGTGACTCCAACTTCGTTCGCTAGGACTCCAACTTCTTCATCGGCCGCCAAGACCGAAAGCCCTATGGCAGTTTCGATTGGTCGGATAGAAGTTTCGGCTGAAGATTTAGGTTCGCCTTTTGACCGTGACCGCGCAGCCGAAGACCTTGCCAAGAAGATTGGGCATAGACTCGCCTTAAAGGTGATAACGCGATGACGACCAAACTTGATACTTTTACTTTCCCGATAGAGCCCGAAGTTCGTTTTGAAAGAGAACATAATATCGCCAGAAAGGACGTTTTGAAAAAATTCGGCTCAACCAAGGAGTGGATGGGAGCCGGCAGCCTCAGGATAACGTTAACCGGCCGATTCGCTGGCATAGACTGCTATAACAATCGGTACGCCATCTTAACTCTCTTCGCAACGAAGAATACAACTGTCAACTTTTACAGTGACACAATAGGTTTCGGTTCAGCCGTATCCCCTGTGGTTGTGTGGTTGCTCAGTTGCGTCTTTATCCATCCGCGGGGCGTGAAGAACGTTGTTGACTACACGATCACGTTGGAGGAGGAGAATCCGTGAGACATTTCTGGAACGTATTGTTTCTGATGCTTGGGTTATCAACAGCCTTCATCGGTTCATGGCAGTTAGACCTTGTCTGCGCACCACTGGTCAACTTGGCAGACCAGATCTTCTATATTCGCGTCGGGTTTAGAGGGGGCAGACTAATTTTGCAGTGGGATGCTACGCCGCTTAAGTGGCAAGACGCCTACGTGATTTTCTTTTTGGTTCTGTGGGTTGGCTTCATCATTTCGCTGTTCGCATTGTGGTTCTGGAAAGATGATCTTAGAGAGAGCAGAAGGATCGATCTCTAAATGGCGGACCAATACAAGGTGATAGTTCACGCTCCGTCGGATGTCGGTTGGGAAGACGACAGCTTCGCCTCAGGTTGGACCGCAAGTTACGTCACCTTAAGTCAAGACGGAGATGTCGCTTGGCTAACATGTGAAGCAACTTATATGGGTGGTTGGATTGAAAAGACCGGACTAAACATAAACGCTGCAACTTACAGGTACTGCATCGTCTGCGTTAAGGGAAGCCACCAATTCGCCGTTGAGGTTTATGACGGGGCATGGAAATCAGTTACAGGCGGATATGTGACCTGTCCCTCCGATTACGAGGTGAAGATCTATGATCTTGCGGGTATCACCACGGGAACCATAACCAGCATCCGCTCATGCGTCGGATATGCGGCAGAGTTAAAAAACGCTAAATATGATTTTATCGCCTTTTCGGAGAGGGTTCCGCAGTTTCTCCAAGACATCATATCGATATACACTCATCAACGTGAGAGCGACACTGACGAGTTTGAGGCTATTGTGGATTCTAAGGGACCCGTTGAAGATGACACCATCCTGCTTATGCATTTTGATGAGGGACTTGGCGGAAAAGCCTTCGACGACAGCCAGTACGAGAACCACGGCACAATTTATGGGGCTGCTTGGACAGATGGCAAATTCGGAAAAGCGTTAAGTGGTGACGGCGCAGATGATTATGTCGATGTATCTGATGCTGGGTCAGAGTGGAATTTTCAGACGTTTACCGCTGCGTGTTGGATCAAAACCACTGATGCTACTGGCAAAGCATTTATGGGAGAAGGTGTGAAATGGCGTCCGTCCGTTATTTCAGGTGGATACGTTCAATTTTGGATTAGAAGTGCTGGAACCCCAACGGATACGTTGACGGGAACGCTTCCGGTTAATGATGGAAATTTTCACCACGTAACCGTCACGTACGATGTTGCAACAAAGAAGATGCAAATTTATGTAGATGGGGCTCTTGATACTGAAAAGACATCAACTATTGAAATGCGGGCTGACGGCGGTAACAATCAAGCAATATTCGCGGGATATGTAGGTGCTGCGAAGATAAGTGCTGTAATAGATGAAGTTCGCATTTACAACCGAGCACTAACTGCAGATGAGATCAAGCATATTTATCGTCGAGGCTTGCCGTACCGCATTCTCGTTCACGGTCGCCACATTCGCATGTGGCTGAACGCTGTGAAAGTCTTCGCAGGCGTAATCGAGGAGGTTACGCCAGAGGAAAGTGGAATACTGCGAGCAAGCGGACGGTGCTTCGGACAGAAACTGCTGCTTCGAACGAAGAGCAAGACGTTTAATGTTAGAGAGGTCAGTTTAGCCGTTAAAGACTTCATTGAGGACCTGACCGAAGTCACAACCTTCCAAGTTGGGACTCCAAGCCCCACGGTCAACATAACAAAAGACTACAAGTACGAGTATATCATGGATGGACTTAAAGATCTGGCCAAACAAGCTGGAACCGACTGGGAAGTCAAACTCGGAATGGGAAACGATTTACGTTTCAGAAGCCGAGCCTCAGCGGCTGTCCCAACCGCACCAGTAGTGAATGAAAGCAGCGGACAAATCCTTGCAGGGGTGAGGAAAGAGTCTGATAGCTTCAGGCTTTTCAACAAGGTTACGGTTGTCGGCGGAGAACTAAGCAACTTCAACAACAACCCGGATGACTACACGGATACCGCCGATGGAGCCGGCTGGGTGGCTGCTGGAGGCGGAACCGTAACAGAAGATAAAGGCAACATCGCATACGGAGAATGTTCCCTCAAGTTCGCTTGGACAAGCTACCTCGCCGAGTTAATCTGTCGATATGATCTTGGAGCAGCAGGTAAAGACTTAACACCCTTCAAATACCTCAAGTTCCATCACAAAACCGATAGCACAGGCATACAGAAGAATCCTGCTGAGGCTGATTTCCGTTTCTTAGCACGTCTCAAAGACACAGCTGGTGTGACAGCGACAAAGCAGTACCTTCCTTGGGGCAGCATCCAGCCACCCCAAAACTTCGCTGAGGTAATGCTTGAACTTAGCACGTTCAGCACTGGCGGCGGCTTCGATTGGACGCGCATCCGATACATCGAGCTGGAATGCGATAGTGACCGCACAGCGCAGGGAGAAGGTGTCAAAGGAGACTATTGGATTGATAAGCTCCACTTTTACGCGTCGAACGTAACCAAGACCGCCACTGATTCATCCAGCGAATTCAAGAATACACGCGAATACCTTTACAGAGACGACAAACTTATCGATTCAGACTTTGTCTCCGAAGTTGCCAACGCCCTACTCAACATCTTGAAGAACAACGAGAAACGGTTCAGAATCCCCGTTGTTGGCAATCCGTCGATCCAAGTTGGGCACAAAGTCATGGTTAACAGTCCAACCCACGGATTGAACGGCACTTACTACGTTGTGGAAGCCGAACACAGGGTTTCGTCGAAAGATGGCTACGTGACCGAGATGACCCTGGAGAAGCCACGGCTATACCTTGAGACTCTGCTTGCTGAGGCGATTGAACGCAGGATCAAAATCATCGAGAGAGGAAGAATCGCATGATAGAGTTTTTCAACGTCATCGTCGCAGCTGTCACAGGCTTCATCTTGGGCTTAGCCGTTCACAGCGCCTACCTACACAGCAAGAAAAGAGGCAGCATAAGCAAAACGCCTTGGAAACATGAGGAGGCTGAGAAAAACGAGAAGTGACGAGTATGGTCTCGGTCGCGAAGGTTAAGCAGCAGGTCCTGAGTTTGAACCCTGGAGACCTCATCCGAGTTGAATGGTCCGACGCGAGCATAGGCCGCAGCTTAACAAGCGGCACAGAGGTTGATATCCCTGTTAAGAGTTGGGGCGTCTACGTGGGGTTTCTGGGCGAGAAGAGGAAACATATAATCCTAGCCCAAAACTGTTTCCGTTACACAGACGGCCTATATGATGTTGACTATACGAGTATCCCACTTTCATGGGCGGTTGAGGTTGCGGTTCTCAGCAAGAGCGAGGTCAGTCGAGAGGTCGCAGACCTACTCCTGAAAAGCTTCCTTGCGGGTAGGTGTAGAACGATAAAGAAGAGGATGGTGAACCATGCGCACGTGGATTAGACGCGCATTAACGAAGACTCTAAAGGTTAAAGGTCCAAGAGGATCAACGAGAAGCATAGAGGTTCACCCTTCGGAGAGACTCGTCTATGGGGTGTACTTCTCAATAATAGCGTTGGTGTCTCTCGCAGCACTCCAGATTGCTCATTTGGTAGTCATAGGTCAATGGAGCGATGAGGTATTCGCAGCCATCACGCTTGTGATCGGCACGATTCTCGGGGCCTTCTTTGGACGAAAATCTGAGTGATTGAGATGCCCGGTAAACCTTGGTCTGCGGAGGAGGAAGCTGAACTTAGGCGGTTGGTCGATGCGGCTGAGCCGTTAAACATTATTGCCTCAAAGTTCGGTATGTCCGAAGGCGCAGTACGTGAAAAATGTAAGCGGCTTGGTCTGCGTGTTGTTGTTAGCACATGCAGACGGAAAATAACAACACGCGAAATTAACCTTCCAGTAGAGTTGCCAAGTGTTGAGGAAGCATTAAAGATTTTGGCCGGAGCCTTAGAAGCAGCTGCTGAGCCCGACCTTGACCAAGTTGAGATTAGGAGGCTTCACGTCGTAGCAACACTCGCAAAGACCTACAAGGAGCTACTGGCTGACTATATCAATTACCGGGATATAGAAGCCAAACTGGTTGAGATGGAGAAGAAATATGCTAGGCTGGCGGAAAAAACCCAAAGCAATGCGAGTTAACGAGATAATGCCCCAATGGTTCAGGCTCCAAAAGAGTGAACGTATCGTTGACGAGGCCGAGGTTGCTAAGGCACAGAAACTCAGTGATGACCCTGTACAATTTTTCAGTCAGATCGTGGGATTCGAACCTACGAGCTATCAGAGAGAGTTTATCAAATTGTTCCTAGAGAACCAGTTCATTGCTGCGAGGTGGTGCCGCCAAAGCGGAAAGAGCTGGATCGTGTCAGCGCTTCTCCTCTGGTATGCAGTCACGCACCCTGACAGCTACATCGGGATCGTAGGACCCAGCTGGAGACAAGCCAAACTCATAATTCGGAGGGTCTCATACTTCCTGAGGAACCTCCCCCCGGGCATGGCCTTCAAACCCTTGAAGACGGTTGTTCGTTTCACGAACGGCTCAGCGATTGAAGCTTTCCCAAACAACCCAGAGACGATAAGAGGCCCAACGCTCCATGTGGTCTATTGCGTGCCCAGCTACGTTAAGGTAACACTTTCGAATGGAACATTCGTCCCGATTTGTGATCTTAAACCTGGCGAACAAGTTTTAACCTATAACAAGTTTAAGGGACGAATTGAAGTAAAGAAAGTCATAAATGTTTTTGCTAATCCATTAAGCAAAAGAAGGATCATTCAAGTTTTCCATGAATTTGGGCATTTCGATTGTACTGCAGAACATAAAGTTTTTACGTTAAACCGGGGATATGTCCCAGCCATTTATCTTACAAGTAAGGATAAAATTTTGTATCTTGCAGATATAAGAAAGTACATAGAGAGTCTACAAAATGTATCAAAAAGTGCAGTACAACCAGGAGCTTACGTCGCTCCAAGAGCAACTTATATACGGCAGTTTATTGGGCGACCTGTGCGTAGCAAAGCCGAGAACTCCGCACATGGCGACCAATTTACGAATAAGTCATTCCTCAAAACAAGCCGAATACGTTCAATTCAAATACTCAATTCTGAAGAACTTTGTGAGAACTCCACCACATCTAATAAAAAACAAAGGTTGGGGGAGAGAACTTATAGTTTTTCAAACGTTGTCGCATCCAGCATTTACAGAAATTTATTTTCTATGTTACAAAGATGGAAAAAAGACTATTTCTCCAGAGTGGTTAAAAAGAATCGATCACCCGTTAGCCTTAGCAGTCTGGTATATGGACGATGGTTCCCTTTCAAAGTCAGCCGTACAATTCAGTACTCACAGATTTTCCAAGCAAGAAAATTTGCTCCTTCAACAATGGTTGAAAAATCGGTGGGGAGTAGACCCAAAAATAGAGGAGGATTCGAGGGGCAGAGGATACTTTATACGGCTTCTCGCCAAAGACAGAGATCTATTCTTCGAGTTGGTCAGGCCCCATATTCTTTCCTCAATGCAATACAAAATTTTGCACGAGTTAAAGCCTCTTCCATGTGTGGTGTGCGGCAAACCAGTTTTACCCAAAAGAGCGGTCCTTTCAGCAGGAAAGAAAATTGTCTGCTCGAATCCGGAATGCAAAAAAATCTTAGCAAAATTGAACAGAGGCTGGAAGCCCAAAGAGCCAAAAGCCTGCGCTATTTGTGGAAAAGTCTTCACACCGATACAAGACAAGACAAAGACATGCTCATCTATTTGTCGGAGAACTTACCAACTTCAACAAAAAAGACTTCGGAGATTAAGAAACAAGAAGTCATTACCCCCTCGGCATTGCCTGCAATGCGGCATACTTTTCGTTCCCAAGAATGGACACCAGAAAATCTGCGGTATGGAGTGTCGCATAGAACGGCGCAAAAAATATTGGAAAGTATCACCATCCCCAAAGCCTTGCACATGTTGCGGGGAAATTTTTCATCCACCGCAGGCAAGACAGAAATATTGCAGCGTAAAGTGCCGGGAGCGAGAGCATTATCTCAGAAAAAAGAGGAAGAAGAAATCGTTTGTGACTTAGAAGTTGAAGACAATCATAATTTCTTTGCAGACGGCGTTTTAGTCTCTAACTGCGACGAATTCGCATTCTTTCCCAATGACGAGGAGATTTATGACGCAATTCTCTTCACCCTTGGCACGACAAACGGCAAATTCGTCTGCAGCAGTACTCCTTGGAACCGGGATTCAGTTTTCTACAAAATCTTCTATCATCGAGACTTTGAAGACTTTGCCAAACATCATGTCGCCTGGCGGCAAGCGCTTGAGCCTCAAGGACCGTTGAAAAAAGCCATCTTGGAGAAAATCCGGAAGCAATTCGCCGATGACGCCTGGCGATGGAAACGCGAGATGGAGGCGGAGTGGGCTGAGGATGAGAACGTTTGGCTCGCGCAGAGCTTGATAACAAAATGTATCGGGAGCGAATTGGAGCTTTGGGATTTTGAAAGCCTTCACAAGGGCAAATTCTTCGCTGGCTTGGACTTGGGGAAACACCAAGACTACTCAGCGTTCGTCGTCGTTGAGGGGGTTGAGGACAGATATCTGCTTCGCCATGTGAAAGTCTGGCCTCTAGAAACAAAGTATGCAACGGTCATAGGCTACGTGAAGACGCTTACAGACCGGTGGAAGAGTTTTGAGAATATTACGGTTGACGTGAGCGGCGTAGGCGAGTACATCGTTGAGGACATGAACAATTCTGGGATAAGGAATGTTGAAGGCGTGACATTCACATCTCAAAGGAAACAGGAGCTCGCCAGCATAATCAAACAGCGGATGCTCAATGAAAGCTTTCGATTCCCCTACGTGGATATCCACGTCTCCCCAACGAAGAAGCTGAGCTACGTTGCAGAGCTGAACGTGGAAAGATTTGAACTTATGAAGGATGGCTCAATCAGGTTGAGTCACCCACAAAACCAACATGACGATATCTTCTGGGCGAGCTGCCTCAGCCTCTACTCTGCGTCAAAAATCGAGCAAGCCATCAAGCCCACATTAGCGAGAGCTTGGTGAAAGATGATGCGGAGACATGAACACTTCCGAATAACGAGGTTCCGACGTACCTATGACCAAGGAGAAGGCAGGTTCCACATCGATATACGCTATAAGACCAAGACGGAGGTCACGCCCAGGACAATCGGTGTCGCCGAGGCCTTCGGCTTAGGCGTGGACGACTTCAAGGAACACGTCATATATGATGACGTAACGATCAAGATGAGCCCTACTGACATCATCTATGTCACTGGCGAGTCAGGCTCAGGTAAGAGCGTATTCCTGAGAGCTCTCGAGAAGGACCTGGGCGATGAAGCCATAAACATAGAAAAGATTCAAGTAGACTCGGACAAACCCATTATAGAAACCGTTGGCGGGAACTTAGAGAAGGCGCTCGAGTTGCTGAGCCGAGTAGGCTTGAACGACGCTTACCTATTCATCAGACGTTACAGCGAGCTGAGCGAAGGCCAGAAATATCGTTACCGCATTGCGAAGCTGATCGAGAGCGATGGACAGTTCTGGATCATGGATGAGTTCGCTTCAACTCTTGACCGAGAAACGGCAAAGATAGTGGCATTCAACGTTCAGAAGCAGGCGAGAAGAACCCAAAAAGCCGTCATAGCCGCCACAACCCACACAGATCTATTTGGGGATCTGGCGCCATCAGTCCACATCCATAAAGGCTGGGGGAAACGGCTCGAAGTCAAGTATTACCCGAATAGGCTTAATGAAACCTGCAGCGTAACACGAGATCTGCACATTGAAGAGGGCACGATGGAAGACTACAAGCAATTATCTGAATTTCACTATAGGACGAGTAGATGCCCCCCACCACGCAAAATATTCGCCCTAAAACGTGGAGACGAACCTTGCGGAGTAATAGTTTACAGCCACCCGCCGCCAAACGCCTTCGGCAGAAGCAAAGCCTGGAAAGGAACATTCATACAACTGCGCAAGGAGATGAGCACCATCGCAAGGGTGGTTCTACACCCGAAATACAGAACAACAGGCCTAGGCGTAAAACTCGTGAAGGAAACACTACCATTAGCCGGAACGCCCTACGTAGAAACCATCGCAGTCATGGCCCGATACAACCGCTTCCTCGAGAAGTCAGGGATGACAAAGATAGCAGAAACCAGCGGAGACCAAACAGTAAAGAAAGCCGTTGAAGAGCTGGAGACTTTGGGTTTCAAATCCTACGCCCTAGCCAGCACCGAGACAAACCTCAACCAACTAAGGAAACTAAGCCCAGAAGACCTTATAAAGGTAA